ATACAGAGTCTTCACTGGCTCAGGCACAGAAGCGGGCACGATCACAGGTTCATTGATTTCGTCGGAAGGAGAAAAAAACCTCACCGGCGATCTCAGAAACTTCTTGCGGAACATCGGAATTAACCGGAATACTAATCGCAAATTCAACATCTTCTGGAACTGCATCAGAAGGAATAGACTTTTCGGCTTGACTAACACCGTCATCGATCCCAAAAATGGAATCGGAAAGTACGCTAGTAGGAGATGAAATCTCACTACTTGCGACTACCAGTCCTTGATCTTGCGGAACTTCGGAATTACCCGGGATACCAATCGCAACATCAGCTTCTTCTGGAACAGCATCAGAAGGAATGAGCTTTTCGGTTTGGCTAACACCGTCATCGATCCCAGAAATGGAATCGGAAAGTACACAAGCAGGTGATAAATCATCACTACTCGCGACTATCAGTCCTTGACCACTGTCGACTGGAGGCTCGGATCCTGAAACCCCGTTATCGGTACAAGTGATCTGCGAAGATCGCTCCGGCTCACCATCAATGTGAGCACATCCAATTTCTTCTGACACTGGTACAATTTCATCAGTATCAGGCAGCTCATCAACCACTGACAGAAGTTGACTATTGACGAAATACTCATCAGCAGCAAAATCTTCTGCGTAGTCGTCTGGAGGAGCGAACGCAAACTCGTCAGCACATTCACTATAGCCAGGAGTTCCATCGTCAATTTCATCAAGTTCAAAAAAAACTTCTGAACCTTAACAAAATCCACAGTATTGAGAAGAACTAAGTGCCGGAATATTTAGCTTGCTTGAAAATGGACTGTTCCATAATGATACAGCCTAACAAACGATAGACAGTAGCATTACGCTTTCTAGTTCTGCACGCATCGACAACATCAGCACTCGTCACACGAGTGATTTCATAGTTGCCGGGATCGTCTGAACGCGAGGACTTTCCGATAAGATTCTCTAACAAACACTTGTCAGAGACCTCATCGAAGCAGCGAAGAAGCGATTGCATTGTGGAGGAGAAAC